ATATTAACAAAAGGAAGAGGTTTACCTTGTAAAACAGGAGTTGGTGGCTTAAAGGCTGTTTACTTTGTTGACTTTGGTGGTCTTGGAGCTTTAACTACATCTGGAGGAGAAGTTTCTGGGTTTGGTGGAAGTCCAACGCTTATGAAGTTTGACATTAAAGGAACATCAACACTTGATACTACTGTAACCTCATCAAGAGAAAACGGAACTACTTTCTACGAATCAAGTTTAGTAATGAACTTGACATTCCAAGAAAAACAAACATCAGAAGAAATTAAATTATTAGCAGTTGCAAGACCACAAATCATTGTAGCAGATTATAATGGTAATTTCTTTTTATTAGGAGAAGACCACGGTTGTGAATTAACAACAGGAACTTTTAGCAGTGGTGCTGCTATGGGTGATATGAGTGGTTATTCGCTAACATTTGTTTCACAGGAAACTGACCCACCATTATTTGTTCAAAAATCTGTAATGGATGGTGCAACTGAAGGTAGTCAGATAACACCTAATTAAAATTAATTTTGTATATTTGAACTTGTAGAGTTTTCATAATGTAAATTAGTTTAGTTTTTGAAAGGGGAGTTTTTTAACTCCTCTTTTTTTATGTACAAAATTTAAAGATAGTGCGTTATATAAGTATGAAACATTTAACTACATCTGCTTCAGCACAAACTTTAAAAATAATTCCTAGAAGTTATGCTAGTACAGTTAGTATGATACTAAGAGACGATTCTACAAACACCTCTACAACATACGGTAGCATAAGCACATCAACAGACAAAAACTATCTAGTAATATCCAAGGCATTAAGTCCTGTATTAGTAGAGGGTAGATTTTATGATATGACTGTTAAAGAGGGATCGAGTGTAATTTATAAAGACAAAATATTTTGTACAGACCAAACATTACCATATACAGTTAATAATGGAGAATACACTACTCCAACAGGAAACGACCAATATGATAATGATTACTTAATTATATGAAAAATAGAACAAGAAATAAATTAGGGCAGTTTACTAAAGGCTCAAAGTCAGATTTAAGTATTGTAAATCTTTCTACTTATACATCACCTGCTGTAAAAGAAGTTAGAGGTAAAGACTTTATTGAATACGGAGAAGATAACAACTACTTTCAATACCTAATAGACAGATACAACGGTAGTCCTACAAATAACGCTATTATTAATGGTGTTAGTGAGATGATTTACGGAAAAGGCTTAGATGCGACCAATTCAAATAAAAAGCCTAATGAGTATGCTCAAATGATGAGCTTGTTTACCAAAGATTGTACCAGAAAGTTATGTTATGATTTAAAATTAATGGGTCAATGTGCAATACAAATTATCTACTCTAAAAACAGATCTAAGATTGTACAAATTGAACACATACCTATAGAAACTATACGAGCTGAGAAATGTGACGAGAAAGGAGATATAAATGCATATTATTATTTTAGTGATTGGAGCAAGTATAAGCGAGGAAATGAGTTAAAACGTATTCCAGCATTCGGAACATCTAAAGAAGCCTTAGAGATACTTTATATAAAGCCATACAGAGCAGGTTTTAAGTATTATAGTCCTGTAGATTATCAAGGTGGTACACAATACGCAGAATTAGAAGAAGAAATATCTAATTATCACCTAAACAACATTTTAAATGGTCTAGCACCAAGTATGTTAATTAATTTTAACAATGGTACACCAGATCCAGAGCAAAGAGAAATGATAGAAAGAAGAATCTATGATAAGTTTTCAGGAAGTAGCAATGCTGGTAAATTTATTTTAGCTTTTAATGACAATCCAGAACAAGCAGCAAGCATAGAGCCTGTACAACTAAGCGATGCACACCAACAATACCAATTTTTAAGTGATGAAAGCTCAAAAAAGATTATGGTGGCTCATAGAGTTGTAAGTCCTATGCTATTTGGTATAAAAGACAGTACAGGTCTTGGAAATAATGCAGATGAGTTAAAAACAGCATCTATATTATTTGACAATCTGGTAATTAAGGGTTTTCAAGGACTTTTAATCGATGCGTTTGACCAAATACTAGCTTATAACGATATCTCGCTGCATTTGTACTTTAAAACGCTTCAGCCGCTTGAATTTACTGACTTAGAGAACGTAGAGGACGAAGAAACTAAGGAAGAAGAGACAGGAGTTAAATTAAGTGCAGAATCAAACAAAGAATTAGATAAGTTTATTGACTTAGGTCAAAAAGAGGAAGATTTATTAGAAGAGTTTGATTTAATTGATCAAATGGATGTTGATTATGAATTAGAAGATGAGCTTGATAAAAAAATAGACGAATTAAACAACGAAGTTAAATTAGCAAAGGTCGGAAAAGCTGCGCCTTACAAAGAAAGTGAGCAAGATGGTAAAAGCAAGAAAAAAGGTAAAGAAGATATAACCTATTTAGTTAGATATATGTACACAGCTTATAAAGGTGGTTACCCTACTGATTCTTCAACAAGCTCTAGGGAATTTTGTGTTAAAATGATGAATGCTAAAAAAATATATCGTAAAGAAGATATTATTGCTATGGAAAATGTTGCAGTAAATCCAGGGTTTGGAAAAAATGGAGCTGCAACTTATTCTATATGGTTATATAAAGGTGGTGCGAGATGTTCGCATAGATGGACTAGAAAAATATATGCAAGAAAAGATGGAGAAAGAAGTTTGGAAAATACAATAAGCACAACAAAAGCAAGAACTGAGGGTTTTAGACCAAAAGCTAATCCTAACAAAGTATCTAAAGCACCAAGGAATATGCAGTATAAAGGTTATACGGCTGCCTATTGGAACAAAATGGGTTTTAAAAATTAATTATGGCAACAGTTTTATTTATATCGAGAACAGATTTAGTTAAGAATAGTATCATTGATGGTAACGTTGATACTGATAAGTTTATACAATTTATCAAAGTAGCGCAACAAACTGAAATAAGAAACTATCTAGGAACTAAATTATATGATAAAATTGGTGCAGATATTGCAGGCTCTGGTCTTTCAGGAAACTATGAAACCTTAGTAAATACTTATGTACAGCCAATGTTAATTTGGTTTGCACAAGCTGAGTATATACCTTATGCGGCATATCAAATAAAAAACGGAGGTATATTTAAAGGTAATTCAGAGAACGCAGAAAGCGTTGCAAAAGAAGAAGTTGATTATCTAGTAGGTAAAGCAAGAAACACAGCAGAATATTATACACAAAGGTTTTTAGATTACATAGAAAACAACAGTAATTTATTTCCTGAGTATAACCAAAATACAGGTGGTGATGTTTACCCAGATAGTGATGGTTTGTTTAATGGATGGGTTCTGTGAGATACAAACCAAAAAATAAAAATATAGTAAAACTTAAAAAGTATTTAGATATGAATTGGTATACTAATAATACACAAAACGTAAAAGTAGAATATATAAACAAAGAAACTAAGTAGATATGTCAGATAAGAAGTTTTCAGAGTTTACGTTACAGACCGACAGTTCTAATGTTGCGTTTGTCGTTGGTTTTAACGGATCGGATAATGTTAGAATATCACCTAGCAATCTTATAGGTAGTGGTTTCTTACCTACCTCTGGTGGTACTATGACAGGTAACTTACTTTTACAAGATAACATTCAAGTACAAGTAGGAACAGGAGGCGATCTAAAACTATATCATAACGGTACAGATTCATTTATAGAGAATCAAACAGGCATTTTAAAAATACAAAGCTCTGTAGTTGGTGGTGATATATCCTTTCTTGCAGATAATGGTAGTGGTACGCCTACAGAATATTTTAGGTTAGATGGTGGTGATACAAATATTAACTTTCAATTAGATACACTGCACCCTGACAATGTAAAAGCAAAGTTTGGTACAAGTGCTGATTTAAGAATATATCATAACGGCACAAATTCTAATATAGAAAATTTTACAGGTACTTTACAGATTATACAAAACTTAGATGATGGTGATATTAGTTTTAGATGTGATGATGGCTCTGGTGGTACAGCAGAATACTTTAGATTAGATGGAGGTAATGGAAATATTATTACAAGCGTTAATAACGTATTTGCTGATGACAAAAAAGTGTGCGTAGGGTCAAGTGCAGATTTACAAATAGTACATAATGGTACTGATAGCCAAATAAACAATCTTACAGGAAATTTACAATTTACACAACTTGCAGACGATAAAGATATAAGTTTTGCTTCAGAC